AGGTACGCTACATCCCCGAAGCGACTTTTGGCGTGACGCCCACGACGGGCAACTGCATTAACCTGCGCGCGACCGGCGAGTCGCTCGCCTTCGAAATTCAGACGACGACCTCTCAGGAGATCCGGGCTGACCGCCAGATCACCGACGTCGTCCAGACCGGCGCCTCGACCTCAGGCGGCGTGAACATGGAGTTCTCCTATAAGGAGTACGACACGCTCCTGGAGGCCGTCCTGCAGGGCACCTGGGCCCATTTCGGTACCGATGGACTGGGCACCGCTGCGGCCGTGACCATCGACTCGACGGCCGGAACACTGACCTGGGGGACTGCCCCGACAGGCTCCAGCGCCCTTACCGGCCTTGAGGTCGGCCAGTGGTTCAAGCTCATTGCCCCTGGCGATGCGGCAAACGGCGCGTACCTCAAGCTCGCCTCCCGCACGGCCACATCCATTACGGTTGCTGCTGCTACGCCGATCCCGGGTACCGGCAGCCGAGCCGACGTGGCCAACGTCCAGGTCAAGTCGTCTCGTGTCAAGAACGGCACGACTCAGCGCTCCTTCAGCATCGAGAAGGAGTTCGCGGACGTTGCCCAGTTCTTCCTCTATAGGGGCATGACGGCCTCGAAGCTGAGCCTCCAGTTCCAGAGCGGCTCCATCGTCGGGGGCAGCTTCGAGTTCATGGGTACCGTCTCTACCCGCGCCGGAACCACCCAGCTCCCGGGCACGCCCACAGCCTCCCAGACTTTCGACGTCGTGAACGCCGTGTCTGGTGTCGGCAACATCTACGAGGCTGGCGTTCCGCTGACCGGCACCTTCATCAAGTCCATCAACCTGGACATCGACAACGCGCTGCGCGGCCAGGACGCCATCGGCACCATGGGCTTTGTAGGTATCGCCTCGGGCACTGTGAGTGTCGGCGGCGCCGTGGAGATGTACCTTGCTGACGGCACCATGTACGACAAGCTGGTCGCTAATACCTCCAGCTCGCTGTCGTGGTTCGTGCGAGACGGCTTGGGCAACGGGTACGTTATCACCGCGGATAAGGTCAAGTTCTCCGGTGGTGGTGTTACGGCCGGGGGCCTTAACCAGGACGTTATGCTGTCCATGAATTGGCAGGGACTGATGGACTCGACCGGCAAGACTATTGCCATCGACCGCCTCTGACCTCCTCGCCGCTGGCAGACCGGTTAAAGTCTGCCACATAAGTTGTTAAAATAATAAGGAGTCCAAAATGGACATTTTTGCTACCTACGCAGTGAATGAAGACCTCGAGAACAACGGCACCTGGATGGAAGTTGGTGATGCCCGCTTCCTGATTGCCCGTGCTGGTAACAAGGCGTACGCCAAGATGTTCACGAGGGAGTATGAGCGCAACCAGAAAGCTCTCGAGCGCAAGGACGATGCGGCCGACAAGCTGGCTGAGCAGATCATGATCAAGGTGATCGCCAAGACCATTCTCCTCGGCTGGGAGAACGTGAAGTTCAAGGGTGAAGACCTGCCCTACTCTCTCGCCAACGCAGAGATGCTGCTTGGCCTCAAGGACTTCCGCCGCGAGGTTGTGAAGCTCGCTGATGACTTTGATTCTTTCAAGGCACAGAAGGCTGAGGAAGACGAAAAAAACTGATAGCGTGGTACCAGTGGGTTCTTAGGTGGGGTCGTGAGGAGCAGACTCTACTTGAGATCCAGGAAGCCACTGGTATCGTCCCGCAGGGCTTGGCGGAGAAGCCGGTACTGCCCGGGAATTTAGTAGGCGTATGGGGTGCTTACAACCTGCTTAACAGCAGTAGGCTGATAACAGAAGCTGGACCCGGCCCCATACCCCTTACTGAGATTAAAGCCTACTTAGACATCGCTAAAATTGATGATGTTGAAAGTAGGCTTTATGTTGTCCGTGTAGTGCGCACCCTGGATAACATGTATTTAGAGCACTACGCAGAGCGCGCCAGACAGAGCAACCCCAAAGTAGGCCAGACAAAATGAGCGAAAACACCCAAGTTATTCTTGACACCAGCCAGGCTAAAGTTGCCCTGGCTGAGCTCGAGGCCCGACTCAAGTCCCTGGATAAGGCCATGGACGGGGTTTCTGCTGGCGCATTGATTGCTGAGTACAAGAAACTTAGTGCTGGGGCCTCTGAGATGGCTACAGCCATATCTAAGTTGGAGGCAGCCAAGGGCACATCTGTACGGTCAATGCAAAGGTACCGCGAAACGCTGGCTAGTACCCTAACTACCATTGGGCAGTTGAAGTCGGGTACAACTGCTCTTAGCGCAGCCCTGACCAATCAGGGGAAGGCGACAGACAACTCTAAAGCTGCGATGGTTAGCTACCGTGCTGTGATCAACGGACTTTCCTACAGTTTTAGAGAGGCTGGTAAGTATAGCCAGGATTACGTTAAGGGCTTAACTGTACAGAAGGCCGCTGCCAAAGAGCAGGAAGATATGCTGGCTGGTATGTACAAGATGAGGGACTCGTACAGGGCTATGGAGCAGAAGCGTGACGTAGAGCTTAACAATATTCGTCAGGCGCAGGCTGTAAGGTACAGGGCTATCAACGAAAAGAGGGACCTTGAGGAGTACACCATGCGCCAGGCCCACCTGAAGCGCATGGAAATGCTTGAGCGTCGCTGGCTGGAGGCGGGCCCTAGAGGTCAGGCGTCTCAAGCTATGCGCGCTCGTCGCCTCCTGGACGCTGGGATGGACCCGTCCAAGTACTACTCCGCGCAGGCTATCGCTGCCGCCAAGAGCCTCAAGGAGACAGACAACCTGACGACAGCGCTTGGCAAGATGGGTCACGCCTACCGTGCCGGTGGGGGGCACGCGCAGGCGTTTACAGAGAGCCAGCACGCTGTCCACTCGGCGTTGCGTGGCGTCTCTGGGGCACTTGGTGCGCTCTGGCTTACTTACGGCAAGTACGTGGCCGTTATGGCTGCTGCTTCCGCGGCTACTATTGCCGCGTCCAAGTCGTTCAAGGATGGCGCTGAGCTGAGCTACCAGGCCCGCTTTGCGGCCATCCTCCAGGAGGATGGCCCTGCACCTGAGGAAGTTACCCAGAACATCAGAAAGCGCCTAATCGAGGTTACTGACGGCACCAAGTTCAATGCTCTGGAGGCTGCTGAAGGTCTTCGTGTTCTCGCCCAGACTGGCGTGAAGGCCCAGGACGGCCTCCACATGCTGAACACAGTGATGGCTGCGACTATATTCGGTGAGACGAATATGGAGACAGCCACCAAGGGTCTCACAGACGCGATGTACAACTTCAGTCTCATGACTGATGATGCAGCTCAGAATACAGAGAACGTGAAACGTGTTGGCGACGCCATGGCTTATGTGTCTGTGCAGACCAAGGCGGGCATGGACGACGTTGCGGAGTCGTTCAAGAATATGACAGGCCTGGCTCAGCGTTACGGGCTGACCATTGAAGAGGCGGCTGTCATACTCGAGCGCGTTGGTAAGCGAGGACTTGTTGGGGGCAACGCTGGCACCCTTGTCCGTAACATGTTTGAGGACCTACTCGGTGCCCCGAATAACCGGGCTGCTGCCAAGATTAGAGAGCTCCTCGGCATGGACATGTTTGTCAAGGGGCGTGATAACCCGCTGCAGTACCTGCAGATGGTTATCGAGAAGTATAGGGAGCTAGGTGCCGCCCAGAAGCAGCAGTTCGACGCCAATATGCTGAACGAACGAGGGCGCAGACCTTTCAGCGTGCTGATAGAAGACCTGACATCTCTTCAGGAAGGGTTGGACAAGGCTAATGACAAGTCTGCAGGGCTACTAGACCGACTGGTGTCTGGACTTGATGGTGACGTCAAGACCGCGTTCCAGTCCGCAGGGTCAGCACTCGAGAACGCCTTTATGGCGGCGTTCTCGGGCAGTGAGCAGTCCCTCCTGAGCCTTGCCAAAACCATGGAGGACGTATTCAGGAGCGACGGCTTCCGCGACGGGCTTAAGTCCATGGTCAACGGACTTGCCGATCTTGCTAAGTGGCTCATCGAGAATGAGGACTGGCTTAAGAAAATGGCAGCTGCCTACCTGACGCTTAAAGCAGGAGGCATGATTGTCAACGTGGCCAATGACATCTTCACGATGGGTAAGGCTGTGTCGGGGATGGGCGCGGCAGCAGGCACTACGTCTGGTGCGCTCAGCACGCTGGGGAGGGGTATTGGGGAGCTAGGGGCCAAGCTGGCAGCCAACTCCTCTGTGCTTACCTTTATTAGGTTCCTGGCCACGAACCCGATGGTAGCAGCGGTGGGGATGGCGGCTGCCAGCGCAGCATACATTGCGTACAAGGATATTGGCACCCCCGTCAAGAGCAACGAGGGAATGCTAATTAGTGGTCCGACATACGACAAGTACAAAGAAGACGCGCGGGGATACATTGGCCTATCCGCGGAAACAGATATCTCATCCCTTGGCAAAGAAGAAACAGCCCAGGCACTGGAAAAAAGTAACAAGAGACTCAGAGACGTCATGGGCACCGCAGCTTGGCAGCGGGAGCACATTCCGACGTTCAAGTATATTGAAGAAGACAACAAGGCTCTCCAAGCCAGGGCTAAAGCTCTGAACGAAGTAGCCGCCGCACAGGCCAAGGTTGATGAGCCGAAGGTAATAAATAGGACAGAGCCTGTGGACATTGGTACCCCGTTTCCCCTGGGCGGGAACGGGGGTCGCGGCCGTGTCGACCGCACACCTATGAAGGAAGTCGACAGCGCATCTAAGCTCGCTAACGCCGAGTACGACCAGGCCCTTGCCTCCATCGAGTTTTACAAGAAGGGTCTCGACCTGCGTAAGAACGCTCGCATGGTCGGTGAGAAGGAGTACCAGGAAACGCTGGATACCTTGGCCGAGCTCGAGATCCAGAAGGGTATTGACCGCGAGGACGCAGTTCAGAAGGCGATCTCTGAGGCCCTCCCCCGCGTCAAAGACGCGGCGATGCGGGAAGACCTGATGGGCCGCATGGCTGAGTCCATACAGAAAGAGCAGGCCCTAATCACCAAGGCGTACACGGACAAGGCCCTGGCTCAGCTAAAGGCTCAGATCAGCCAGGAGGAGTTCCTCCGTGAGATCGAGCGCGTGGAGGCGGAGTCGTTCAGCAACCGGCTGAGCGCCCAGGAGCAGTTCGTCAAGGACTGGAACGCCAAGAACGGTGAGTTGGTTCAGCGCGTCATGGTCGACGGCGACATGGAGTCGTTCGTTCGGCTGAAGAACGCTGAGGCGAACGGCCGGGAAGTTGCCAGAAGGTCTGACGCTGCTGAGTTGGCCGGGATGTTCCCAGACAATGCTGAGGCCCAGATGGCTGCCCTTGAGGCTCGCTACCTGGCCGAGCGCGAGCGCATGCTGGCCCTCACGAAGGAGAACCTGGAGCTCCAGCACCAGCTCGAGATGGATCTGACGTTCCGGTACCAGATGGAGCTCTCACAGCTTCGGCTCCAAGGAGTCCAGACTTTCATGTCGGCTGGTGAGCAAATGACGAGCGCGGTGGCGGGACTCGTAGGCGCCGTGGCCGGGGAGCAGTCCGAGGCGTATAGGGTGATGTTTGCTGCGAGCAAGGCGTTCGCCGTGGCCAAGGCGACCATGGACATGTACACTGCGATTTCTGCGGCCATGGCCGCGAAGGGCCCCCTGGGGTGGGCACAGATCGGGCCGATCATGGCCTCTATGTCGGCGCTGATCGGGCAGATTTCTAGCATCAGCTACGCCGGGGCTTTCGACAAGGGCGGTATAATCCCTAGCGGCAAGTGGGGCATAGTCGGTGAGTACGGCCCGGAGATTGTACAAGGTCCCGCCAATGTCACCAGCCGCGAAAAGACCGCTGAGCTGCTGCGTGGCTCGGGCCGTGCGGAGGCTCCCCCCTCGGCCCCGCCTAACGTTAACGTCAGGAACATTAACGTGCTGGACCCGCAACTTGTTGGCGCCTACCTGAATACAGATGACGGTGAGAAGTTGATTATGAACGTCATCCAGCGCAACCAGCGGACGCTTGGCTACTAAGGAGCAATTATGGCTAATGAAGTCGGAACCGCCTCCAACCTGGAGGACCTCTTTGGCAAGATCGTGAGCTTCTTGACGACCAGCCCCGCGCTGGTCGCAGCGAACCAGGAATGGGAGGTCTTGCGGATTCGCCGCGACAACCTGCTGAGCTGCACGTCCAACCTGGCCAGCCCGTCTAACGCCAACTACCGCAAGGTAATCCAGACCTGCCGGTACGACAGCCGGTCGCTGAACTCGGACAACCCGGCTGCGTCCGGCTACCTAGGCACGTACTCGTCCGGCAGCGCTGGCACATGGACTGCTGGGTCCAACGTCACCTGGCGGTTCCGTCAGGCCCGCGAGGTGAAGACTGTGCGCCTGCAGGCGGCGCAGTATGCTAGCTTCTCAGCCTACATGTTCAAGAACTTCCGGCTCCAGTACTCCGACGACGGTAGCGCCTGGACGACGGCCCTGACCGTCTCCTCGACGCCCAACTACTCCGCCGCAGAGTGGCGCGACTTCGCGGTGCCCGGCACACCTGGAGCGCACGAGTACTGGCGCATCCTGCAGGACACCGTCCAGACCGGCACCCAGGTCTCTTGGAGCGCCCTGCTGCTGCTGGAGGCTGACGGAACTGTAGCGAACCAGTTCGGCAGCGAGGTGCTGTTCAAGGCCCGAGGTAATGCCGGCGCAGACGCCATCTATACCGGTATCCGGTCCGAGTACGACGACACAGCCGGCTGGTACAACCTCTTCCTGAACGGCTACACTGGCTACGACCCGAGCGAGCAGAGCTGGTTCCGCCAGCCTGGGGCGCTGCCGGGGTTCGAGTCCGGCTCGAGCCGCGTGGTGCCCATGGTGCCGTGCTGGAACTCCGCCATGCCCTACTGGTTCGCAGCGTCAGGGCGCTCTTTCCGTATGGGGGTCAAGGTCAGTACCGTCTATGAGGGGGCATACCTCGGCTTCATCCTGCCGTGGGCGACACCAGGACAGTACCCGTACCCGCTGGCCGTGGGCGGCTCCATGGCACCTTCGGACACCGACCGCTCGTCGCTTTGGCGTTACTCCGCGACTAGCCAGCGACACGGGGTGTTCACTGGGCCTGGCATAAGCCGTGAGAACGGCTACAGCGGGTACGATCCGTATCCCAATTGGAGCTCGCTCTATCTTCGTCTGCCCGACGGTACATGGAAAGCCTTCCAGAATCGCCTAGCCTCCGGGTCAGACCCCGAGACAATTCAAGGGCCGACCTTCAACAGTTCCTCCCCATATAATATCAACGGAGGTAGTCCTTGCTCCGTGTGGCCTCACTGTGTCAATATGCTTAACGCCGGCTGGAACACAGGTATGAAGCCTTGGCGCGAGTGCCTCGGCGGGGGCTATCTGTTCCAGCCGGTCATCCTGCTGGCGGGCACGGCTGGCCCACAGGTGTATGGGGAGTTCGAAGGCGTGTATGCGGTCAGCGGATACCAGAACGCGGCGGAGAACACCTCTACTGTGGACGGCACCCCAGTCGTCATCATGCAGAACGCCTATCGTACCACCGTCCACGAGTTCTGGGCCATGAGCCTGGACGCCTGAGGAGAGACACATGGCCTACCAGACCGGCACCGCCACCGACTGCAACGACCTACTTGACAAGTTCCGGCTCTTCGCGATCGCGCAGGGCTGGACCGCTAACCGCTGGGTGACGGCCGGTAGCGGTCGCGAGCTCTGCCTGCAGAAGGGCTCCGCCTACTTCAACTTCCGCTCCGTCCAGAACGAGAACCCGACCTTCAATGGCAGCGCGGCAGGCGCAGGCATGCACGGGATCATCCTGAACGGGTCTGATGGCTACTCAGGCGGGCTCGCCTGGGATCGCCAGCCAGGCTACCCGGTTCGCACTGCCGGTACTCTTGGTTCGGTGGATCAGGGACATATCTGGTGTCCCGTGCACGACCTCAACGTCGGCCCGTTCCCGGCCTACCACTTCTTCAGCATCAATTCTGGTCAAGCGCTGTACTGCGAGTGGGAGGTATCGACCGGCACCTTCCAGCGCTTCGGCATCGGCTCACTTGACTTGTTCAACCCGGCAGCGGGCGGGGGCGGCCGGTTCTGCTACGCCACGGGCGGAGCGATACCTCTGACCGGAACGGGCTACCGCTGGCGCGAGTATGACATCGATAACGCCTCCTGGATGATGGAGTGCGTGCCGTTCCGCCGTGCAAGCCTGGCTGCGCATACCGTCTCCTACGGCACCGGGCGCACCACGGCGGGCAGCATGGTGCGTGCAGCCTTCTTGTCGTTTGACAACTGGGCTTGCTCCGGTCGCGACGCCTCCCAGCAGCCCTACGCATGGGTCTGTCAGGGCGGGGGCAATCACGACCGCCTGCTTCGCGACCTGTCGCCCGCACCGTTGAACGGTACCGCAGTCCTGGTGCCCAACATTGTGAGCCTGAACATCAACAACGAGTTCCTTGCGCCGATCGGCCAGATGCCGGGCCTTCGGTTCATGGACATGAGCAACTACCTGCCAGGCGACGAGTTCACGCTCGGCACGGACACCTGGAAGGTCTTCCCGTGGTACGCCAAGGGAGGCCTCAGCTTCCAGCGTGGCATCGCGTTCCTGAAGGAGGCCTGACATGGTAGCCATCGTCGGCTACTCCGCGAGGCCGCAGGCGTTCACACCAGGCGGCCCGGAGTTCACACCAGCCCTTGGACTGCTCGAGCAGCAGGACGTCGTGTCGCCCTTCCTATCCTGGGATGCCCCACCAGGCGACTGGGCGACAGTCACGGACGAGCAGCCCGTGGCCGAGCTCGGGCTCGCTGTCGATGGCTTCCACGCTGCTGGCTTCCTGGCGGACTTCTACTACCGCATCCACATTATGCCTGGCTCAATCGCGCTCGGCAACCTGCTGTCCACACAGACCAGGGCTGTGGAGGTATGGAATGCCCACTTACAGCCGAAGTTACTAAGTAGTGTCAGCTCCACTGGGACTGACGGCATGACGCTGCAGGAGCCTATTAGCGCCCCGACTACTTTTGGTATCTTTGAGTCTAGATTTTACCAGCTTAGGGTAAGTACCTCAGGGTCTCCTGTCATAGCGGCTACATACGTCTTCAATTTCCCTGCGGAGTCCCCAACACTTGGGGTAACCGGGCGTAGAGTCCTGGTGTGGCCTTTTATGCCCCAGACTACACACAAGGAGACGCTCGAGTGGAGCACAGATGTTGTACCCAGCTACACCTCCGAGCAGAGACTTGCACTGAGGCAGGCCCCCCGACAGTTCTTCGACTATACATGCTACCTGGACAAGGTGGAGTTTA